TTTTAACCCTACAGACTTACCTGTAGTACCAACTGCAACAAGTACGACTGCTAAGGGTGCTTATAAAGCCTTAACTCCTTTACAGAAACAAACTGATGCTCTCGGAGGTGCAATGCCTCCAGAGTACTCAGGCGCTACCTCTAAAAGCAAGAGTGAATACGCTGGAGAGACTGAGCAAGACATTGCTATCCGTACAGAAGCTAACGCTGCTCTAGCTGCGGAAGCTATCGCTACGCCTATCAAGGATGCTTTCAAGGAGTCATTCGGCGGCTTCGTGCGAGACATATACCGCGCTGCTACTGCTGAGGAAGGCTCGAAAGAAGTAGACCCTAGCTACGATGTAGGCTCAGTACGGCAGAACTTCCGTAGCACTTATGGTGCGGAGCATTGGGATGAACTGGAGCGCACTCGCAATAAGTCTCAGTACAACGCTTTAGTAACTAACCTAGAGGCTAAGGCTAAGCATGATGAAGTCTTAGGCAAGAGCTTAGTAGGCACTCTGGCAGGGTCTTTATTTGACCCTATCGGCTTGCTTACTGGAGGTGCTGTGCTTAAAGGTGGTATGCAAGCAGCTAAGGCATTCAAGCTAAGTAAGACAGCCGCCCTAGCAGGAGGTGCTGCTGTAGAAGGCGGCATCTATGCAGGCATTGAGGCTGGTGTGCAGAAAGCTGAGTTCGGTGAGGTGTATAACCCTACGCAAGTAGCTCAGACGTTTGCTATTGCAGCAGCGCTGCATTTCGGTGTAGGTGCTATCTCTACTCCTAAGTCAGCGTTCTCTCCTGCTGTAGTGCTTGAGGAACAAGTAGGTACTAAGTTAGTAGCAGAGGCTCGTACAGAGTTAGCGGCTATCGGGCAACGCAAGTCAGAGGAGCTAGATACTGTAGAGTACAGACCAGAAGAGCCTCGTGTGTTCCCTGACCACACTTACCCAGACCCTAAGCCTGACGAGCTAGTACCTGAGAATGCTATTGCTGATGCTGGCTCTGCTGCGAACAAGTCTCGCGCAGATGCTACAGCAGAAGTAGTTATCAAGTCAGATAGTGACAAGATTAACGATAACATTGAAAGCTCTCGCATTGCAGATAAGGCTAACAAGGATGCAGTAGGCCAGAAGACTTATGACTGGCTTGACTCAAAGTTAGGCACTGTATCTGCGAAGTTCAGTAATACCTTACAAGGCTTGAAGTCTAAGTCTGAGGTAGTACGCACTCATGCGCTTATCTTAGGCGCTGACCCTACAGGCTTATTCAGAGCTGTAGAGCATGGCACTGCGTATGATAAGAGGAGCTATAACGAGCTTATCCGTAACCATCATGCGAACGTCCATGACGACTATAGAGCGTGGCTTAAGCGTACAGGGCAAGGCGGCTATGTTGCAGCAGCTACAGGTAAGAACGAGATTGCCTTTAATAAGGCTTTACGTGCTGAGATGGAAGCTCGTTGGAATACTAAAGACTTATCGTTAGCTGAGCAGAAGCAATTAGATGAAGCTCGCTGGCAGACTGTAGAGCCTGAGATTAAGCGCAGTGCAGACTCATTAGATGCAGGCAATCAGGCTGCATTAGACTTGATGAAGAAGTATAACGTACTAGGTGCAGAGGGCTTGAATCCTATTAGTAGAGGTTATGTCTCAAGGCGCATGGACGGTGATGCTTTGCGTAACCTATTCAGCAAGAGTCCTAAAGAGTTTGCTAATCTACAATCAGCCTTTGGGCGTAGATACTACGAGTCTTTTAAGGGTATGCAGGATAAGCTTATTGCTGAGATTAAGGCTGATACTAGCTTAACTCCTGAGGCTAGAGCTGTAGAGCTTAAGCGTATCCGTCCTATTACTCCTGACAAGGCTCAGACTATCGCTACTGGTGTTATGGAGCGCGCTATCAATAAGAGCGCTGGTGTAGACGGCACAACTGTAGGCTTACTAGACAGAGCAGCGCGTGACGAGATTAAAGCTAGCTTAGAGTCTAAGCTAGGCAAGGATGCGTATGTAGATATTGAGCACACGTTTAACTTGTTAGATAAGCGCTTAGGTAGTAAGTCTGGAAGCAATAGGCTTAAAGGCCGTATGGAGATAGACATTGCAACGCCTGATAAAGACTCAGGGCTTAGCTTTATGGACTACTTCGATAACGACCTCAATAAGCTAACCTCTAGCTACTCCGAAGAAATGTCTGGGCGTATTGCTTTAGCTCGTCAAGGTATCAGTACTGACAACGATTTCGAGAATATCATACAGGCAGCTAAGAATAGCCATACAGGTACAGCAGAAGAAGTAGCAGACGATATTCAACTCTTACGCGACATGTACGCTCAGCTCTTAGGTAGACCGTTAGAAGGGCAAGGTAAGAGTAAAGCAATTAACTTCTTAACTAACCTTAATCCTTTACAGACCTTAGGCCAAGTAGGTGTAGCTCAGGCTACCGAGTCGAGCTTAAGTGTAGCTCGCTTAGGTGTAGGCGCTGCTTTGAAGGCTATCCCTATGTTCGCTAAGGTTCTAGTAGGCGCACGTAAAGGCTTAGTTAGTGCTGACGATAAAGTGCTTCTGAATGATATTGAGGCGTGGGTCGGGCCAGTAGGCGAAGCATGGCGTACTCATAGACCGCTAACAGAGGTCATGGAGCGCTTGAATGCAAACGGAGATGTAGCTCACATGGCAGACCGTTTGCTCAAGGCAGGGCAGCATATCAATGGCTTCGTGAGCATGATGCATCAAGTAATGGAGACTCAGCTCAAGATTGTAGCGATACAAGGTTCTCGTACCTTCGCTAAAGAAATCAAGGCTGGTGTACTTACTAAGCGTATTGCAGATGCAGGGTTTACTAAAGAGTCTATGGCAGCTATCAAGCGCGAGCTAGATGCTCATGCTGTATTCAAGAATGGTGAGCTACACGATATGCAGCTAGGCAAGTGGAGTCATGACAACGCAGATAGCTTCACTCGTAATATCCAGAGACTGAGCGGACAGCTTATCCAGAACGACTTTGCTGGCGAGACTGCCTCTTGGATGCATAAGGATATGGGCAGGATGCTATTAAGCCTTCGTGGTTACTCTATCAAGGCTTACAACAAGCAGTTAGTGCGTAATGTAGCAATGCATGACGCTGTAGCAGCTCAGAGCCTAGTTTATGGACTTGCATTCAGTACCTTAGGCTATACAGCTAAGACTTATGCAGTAGCTCAGTTCCGCGAGGATAAAGAGCAGTTCTTAGAGGATAGGCTTAGCGGTAATGCCTTCATTCAAGGAGCTGTAGGCTATATGGCTTTAGGTGCTTTCGGGCCTGAGTTAATTAGACCTTTACTTAGCTGGAACGCTGAGGCAGGAGAGGCAGGTGCTATCAAGAGCGGAGGTAACGCTATCGTAGCTTTAATTCCTGGACTTAGCCCTGTTAATAGGTTTATGCAAGACATTGATGCAATAGGTAATAGCGTAGTAGGAGACACGCCTTACACCTCCAAGAAGGTGAGGCACTTAGTTCAATCTACGTTAGGTAACAGTTTCCCTGTAGCCCTTGCAGTTAATGCTATGGTGGATGATGACGAGTAATACTTAGTACTCCTATAGTGCTTAAGAGCCAAAAGTTCTTACGTGCTATAGGATAACTTTTCACAGAATTTACATTGGAGCGACTATGTACACACAAAATAGCTTGCCTACAGACAGTACAACAGGGCCGTTTCCGATAGGCTTTAACTACTTAGATGCAGCAACAATTTCAGTAACTCAGTACGATTTAGACGGAGTATCTAACCCTGTAGCTAAGACGTTCTCTTTCGCAGGTACTGTAAGCGAAGACCAGCCTAGCGGTAGCACTATCAACTTAGCTGTAGCGATTGCAGCAGGTAAGGTTATCAAGATAGCTAAGACTATTGATATGGATACTCCTGCGCTTATCTGGAATCAGGGCGCGGAGATTACTCAGAAGAACTTACGCAAGACTACTCGCAATCTTATGGAGATGGCTCAGACAGCTTGGGTTAAGGCTGCTGACTTAACTACCTCAGTAGCTCTTGCGCTTGCTCAGTACTTAGCAATTAAGCCTGCATTAGATGCAGCTCCTGCGCTACTAGCCTCTACTCAAGCCTCTGCCACAGCAGCTCAGGCTAGCGCTTTGGCTGCTGCCGACTATAAGTTTACTTGGCGAGGCGCGTACTCTGCTGCTATTACTTATCCTATAAATGATGCTGTATCTTATCTAGGTACTAGCTATATCTGTAAAGCGCAGAGCTTAGCTAACTTGCCTACTGACGCTACCTTCTGGGATATATTGGCCTCTAAAGGCGATACTGGCGCTCAAGGTATTCAAGGCATACAAGGTATTCAAGGGCAAGCTGGTACTGGAGATATGACTAAGGCAGATAACCTATCAGGTCTACCTGACTACACTGCATCTAGGGCTAACTTAGGTCTAGCTATTGGCTCTAATGTGCAAGCGTTTGATTCAGAGACAGCTAAACTTAATACAGTACAGAACTTTACTAAAGCTCAGCGCGGTGCAGTTGTAGCCTTAGATGATGGAGCTACTATTACTCCAGACTTCTCTTTAAGTAATCATTTTTCAGTTACCTTAGCAGGCAATAGAACTTTAGATAATCCAACTAATCTAGTAGCAGGCCAAACAGGTAGTGTCTTTATATCTCAAGATGCTACAGGAGGGCGAGCCCTAGCTTATGGAAGCTTCTGGGATTTTATTGGAGGAACTGCGCCTGCTGTAAGTGGTGCTGCTAATAAAGTAGACCGCTTAGATTATATAGTAAGAACCTCAGGAAGTATTCATGCAGTACTAAGCAGGGACTGGTCATGATAGGTTCTATCATCTCAATGCTAGCTGCCAGAAGCTCTCCTACTATAATAACTTATACAGGCGCTTCTGTTTCGTACTCAGGCTTATATACTATATTAACTTATATAGGAGCAGGTACTCTTAATGTGCTTAGTTGTAGAGAAGGTATAGAGTATTTAGTTGTAGGAGGCGGTAGTGGCTCTACTGGAGGTGCTTCTACTGTGAACTATGGCTCTGGAGGTGCTGGAGGTGCTGTAAGGCAAGGTTTACTCAACTGTGTAGGTTACCTGAGTATAGCAGTGGGCGCTGGCGGAGCAAGTAGCGCTACGCTTAGTGGTGCTGGAGGTACTTCTTCTATCAGCGCAGGGTATGGTTCTATAGTGTCTGCTGCTGGAGGCTATGCTGTTGCTAACACTTCGAGAGTAGGGGCGGCTAACTCAGACTTTGCTGGAGGTACATTTAGTACAGGCACAGGCTCTGGAGGGGGTGCAGGAGCTGGTGGTGCAGGTAATCAGTACACAGGGGGCATAGGCATTAACTCTAGTATATCTGGCGCGGTAGTAGGCTACGGTGGAGGCGGTGCAGGTGTGAACAATGCCACAGCACAAGCAGGGGTAGGCTATGGAGGAGGCGCTTCTAGCGTAACTGCTCAACCTGCTGCACCTACTGCAAATCGCGGAGGAGGTGCTGGCGGCAGTGGCTTTAGCTACCAGCAAGCAGGAGCAGCAGGAATAGTTATAGTTAGGTACTTAACATAATCATATAGGAGAACTTATGGCATACACCGAGAGTGTACTCGCAGGAGATAACACGACAGGCCCGTTTGCCATAAGTTTCAACTATCTCGCAGGAAGCACTATTAAAGTGCAACTAGAAGATACACTTGGCACACAGGTAGCTCTTCCATTTACATTTACAGGTACTCCTACAGAAGCTCAGCCTTCGGGTACAGGAGTGTTATTAGAAGTACCTTCAACTATAGGCTACAGGGTTCGTATCTATAAAGAAGTAGATATGGATACTTTAGTAATCAACTGGCAAGGCGGTGCAGAGCTTACTAAAGAAAACCTAAGAAGCTCCAGTGTTAATCTCATGGAGCAGGCTCAGGCCGCTTATGACTTAGCTCAAGGCGCTATTACTTTAGTGCAAGACAACTCTGTAGATATTGCAGCGTTACAGCTCAGCGTAGACACAGTACTAGCTGACGTTACTGTAATCGCTACACAGGCTAGCTCTAGCGCAGACTTAGCGCAATATTGGGCTGATGTAGCGCAAGCTGGAGCTGCTGTGGCTAATCCTTCTGGCGTTGCTACTGATGCTATGAACGCAGCTATTGCAGCTAGAGATGCCGCTATTGCAGCACGAGACTTAGCTAGTGCAGCTAAAGACTTAGCACAGACTGCATCTAGCTCAGCTATTACTAAAGCTTCTGAGGCATTCGCTTCTGCTACGTTAGCTCAGGCTTATGCTATTACGGCTAAAGGTACTCAAGTAGAGACAGGCACGTACTCAGCTAAGCACTACGCAGAGACAGCTCAAGATATTGTTACTGCTGGCTCTTTGCGCTGGAATGGTTCAGCTAAGTTCGTAGCTACTACAGACCCAGACCCTACACAAGGTATTAACGGTGACTTCTGGTTTAAGAGAGAAATCTAATGCCTACTCATATTCAGACAGCTTCTGGATATAAGCTCTTATATAACGCTTGGTTTAAAGCGCTAGACGTATGGGAGCTTATTCCTACTATATGGTACAAGGCGCAAGACCTCTGGAAAGTAGTACATGTTAATAGAGGAGTGTTCGAGTTCAATGTAGTAATATCTACTAACGTAGTGAACTACAACATGCGAGAGAAAGCTATCTTATCTGGATGGGATGAAGTGTCTCCTATCATAGCTACTGTCACTATCAATACAGGAGTTAGGGTAAGCTCTTCTAGCATAGGTTCTTATGCATTTGCTACAGGTACTGTCTTTCCTGATGGTAGTAGCCTTACTCTTATCAACAACGGTACTATCTTAGGTAAAGGTGGTAATGGAGGCGCAGGCGGTAACGCTTCTGTAGCTCCTACCGCAGGTCAAGCAGGAGGCCCTGCTCTACTCATTAACTTACCTACGCTTCTATACAACTACGGCAGGATTGCTGGAGGTGGTGGTGGAGGCGGTGGAGGTAGAGGCTGGAGCGCAGGCTACGCTAACATGGGTGGAGGCGGTGCAGGAGCAGGCATAGGCATAGCCTTGGGCGGCGCTAAAGGTGAGTATTTAGGTACTCCTGATAGCTACTACGAGTGGGCTTCTGCTGGAAATGCAAGCACTTTAATTGCCCACGGCTCTGGAGGTTGGGGAGGCGCGGAAGGTGATTGGGGTGGTGCAGGCAGGAGTGACTATGGAGGCGTAGGCGGCTCGTATGGAAGCTCTGGAGGTATTCCTGCTAACGGGTACTCTAACTCTGATGGGCAGTACTCTCCTAGACTTACTAAAGGTGCAGTAGGCGTAGCTGGAGCAGCGCTCTCTGGTAACTCTTTCATAACTTATGCCGTTACAGGCACTATCAACGGAGCAACGCTATGACTGATTATACACTATCTAGTTTTGATGAAACTACAGGGCAGCTTATAGTTTCCTTTAAAGACTACTCTCCTATATCTATAGACATTCCTATAGAGGCTGGAGCTTATCTCTCAGGGGATAACCTTCATGCGTATATCAAAGGCTTTATTCCTGTGTGGGATATAGAGAGAAAAGCGCTAGTCTCTACTCGGCCTACAGTGCCTCCAGATTTAGCTGGCTTGTGTATGGCTTATCTGCCTGAGCCAGAGCCTACTTATGATGCGCTTCGTGCTAAAGAGTATCCTCCAGTTACTGACTTCATTGACGGTATGGTAAAGGGAGACTCTGAGCAAATGCAGGCATACATAGACTTATGCTTAGCTATCAAGGCTAAGTACCCTAAACCTATCCCTGAGCTAGTCTCAGAAGAAGTGCTAGCCTCGCGGAGAGAACTATGAACTCATTTATAACCAAGCTAGACAAATGCTTGGAGTACAAGCTCGCAGTACTTGCTATTGCTGTAGCTCTAGGGCTGTCAGGATACTGGCTACTTAAGTCGCAGCAGACTCCAGCTCAGCTAGCTGTACCTTCTATAGTGCTTCATGAGGTAGAGCAATCTACTATTACAGCGCCTGTGAAGGTGTACGCAGATTCAGTAAAGAAGACGCTTAAGTTACCTAAAGCTATCCAGACGGATACTACTAAGGTAGTGCTTACAGCGACTGACTTACCTAAGTCTAAACACGAGCGCACTGTTACTACTGTCTTAGACTCTGTGACAGGTGAAGCAACTCAGTACGTTGAGAATAAGCCTTTGCAGTGGCTGTCTCGTGAAAGCTCAGGGGCGGCTAGTGCTTATATAGGCTTAAAGAACCTAGAGCCTACGCTTAGGCTACAAGTAACACAAGACTTGTTTGCAGTTAAAGCGCTCACCTTAGGTGTAGTAGCTTCTGTAGACGTAACCTCGTCAGGCCGTACAGATACCTTTATAGGTGCTGGCGGTAGAATAGATTGGTAAAACATGGACTTACAAAAAGAACTATCTGCTGCTGGAGGCTTAGTCCTTATCGGGGCAGCTATTGGCGTAGGTCAATTACTGGCATCTAAAGAGCCTATGTCTACTCGCTTAATCGCAGGTAGAGCGTTAGTTAGCGGAGGCTTAGGTCTTGCTGCTGCTGCTATCTTAGCTTGGATGCCTGCACTAGACTTCTATACTCAGATGGGCGTAGCTGCGGCTTTCGCTAGCTTAGGCACTTCTGCTATTGAGATGCTAGTTAAGAAATTCACAGGTGCTTCATGACCGAGAAAGCTAAACCTAAACGTGCCAGTATCAATGCTCTTGGAGCACTGCACGAGAAGTTAGCTATGGTAATGAGCGAAGCCTTAGATGGCGAGAGCTTTGTAGATGAAGAGACAGGAGAGACTACTAGCTTCAAGGCTACTAATCCTGCTCTCTTCACTGCTGTAGCTAAATTCCTAAAAGACAACGATGTAGTAGCTATTCCTGAGACAGAGGATGCGGTAACTCAGTTACGCGACCAACTCGAAAAGCGCAATAGAAAGACTACTCTCCCTATCCCTACTAAAGAGGACATACAATGGCCTCAAGAGAGAGCTACGCACTAGCACAGATACGATGGGATAAGCTCGAACTCGTACAAGGGCACTACAAACACTTCCTAGACTTCCTACATGACGCTATGGCGTTATTGGGGTTTGATGTTACCGAGCTTCAAGAAGACATTGCAGAGTTCCTAGAGTTCGGGCCATCGTACAAGATGGTGCAGGCGCAACGTGGACAAGCTAAAAGTACTATTACAGCTATCTATGCTGTATGGCGCTTGATACACCAGCCTAACCTACGTGTACTAATACTATCCGCAGGTGGTGACTTAGCGTTAGATATTGCAAGGCTGTGTATCCGTATCATTGAATCAATGGACGTACTTGAATGTATGCGCCCTGATATGAATGCAGGCGACCAGACAAGCACAGCAGGCTACGACTTGCACCACAGTCTTAAGGGCGTGGATAAGTCAGCCTCAGTAACTAGCATAGGTATTACAGGTACTCTTCAAGGTAAACGTGCCGACTTGCTTATTGCAGACGACATTGAATCTACTAAGAATAGTCAGACAGCATTGATGCGTGAGCGCTTGCTGCACCTTACTAAAGACTTCACAAGTATTAACTCTACAGGCGACATTGTGTACTTAGGTACTCCTCAGTCTATAGATAGCATTTACGGTACTCTACCTGCTCGTGGCTTCACATTGCGTATATGGCCGGGACGTTACCCTAATCCTGACCAACGCAAGAAGTACGGCTCATTCTTAGCTCCTATGCTTGCTAAGCGTTTAGAGGCTGACCCTAGTTTAGGTACTGGTGGTGGGCCTACTGGCAAGGATGGCAAGGCTACTGACCCTAAGATTATGTCAGAAGCTGGCCTCGTTAAGAAAGAGATTGACCAAGCACGTAGCTACTTCCTGCTACAGCACATGTTAATCACTGACCTTAGTGACGAGGACAAGTATCCGCTTAAGCTCAAGAACGCTATGTTCATGAACCTGAGCCTTACTCATGCTTACACTTCCTTAACATGGATGCCTGCCCCTCAGCAGCTTATCTCAGTTCCAGCAGAATCCGCAGTGTTCGGTACAGAGATGTACAGACCTATTATCAGCTCTGATGCTGAGCTACTTAAGTACGAGTCAAAGATTATGTTCATTGACCCTGCTGGCGGTGGTGCTAACGGTGACGAGACTGCATGGGTAGTAGCTGCATTCTTAGCAGGCTATATCTTTATCTTAGCTACAGGCGCTGTTAAAGGTGGCTATGAGTTACCTATGATGGAGAGCTTATCTAAGACTGCCTGTGCTTATGCAGTAGATGTAGTACTCATTGAGCCTAACTTAGGTCATGGCGCTATGAAGAACATCATGCTGCCTGTGCTACGCGCTGAGTGCAAGAAAGAGAAGCTGACTATAGGCGTAGAGGACAGCGAGTACGTTACTGGTAAGAAAGAGCAACGTATCTGCGACACCTTAGAACCTATCTTCGGTAAGCACCGTATTGTGTTTAACCTAGACTGTATTGAAGCTGACGTTAAGTCTGTGCAGCAGTACGCTATGGACAAGCGCAAAGTATTTCAACTGTTCTTTCAGATAGCTCACATTACAAGAGCTACTGGCTCATTGCTTAAAGATGACCGAGTAGATGGATTGTATGGAGCTGTACGTCATTACGCTGACAAGCTTGCACGAGATGCAGACGAAGAAGAGCGTAAGCGCTCAGATAGAGCAGATGTAGACTGGATGAAAGACCCATTAGGGCGTGCGGATAGGCTTAGACCTAACTCTCGCATTGCACCTTCAATAGCACGATTCCTAAGGAGATAGTATGCACGTAAGTCAGATTGACGCACCTAGCGATATGTATGGTGCAGTAAGTGATGTAAGCCGTCCTTTAATCTTTAAGCTCAACCAAGCTGGTATGCAGCGCAGTACTTACGAGTCTCTGCATAAATTGCTGTCTTGGTCTTTAGAGACTTTAGAGGGTGGTATCCATACTGACTTGATTATTCATGAAGGTCATCAAGGCATTGTACGAGAAGAGCTTCCTAAGGCAGTACCTACGGAATATGTACATGTACCTTTCGTAATTACGCTTTCAGAAACGCCTGTAGTGACACTAACGCCAGTAGAGCCAAGCAATCCTATTGACGAAGTAGTGAAATCGCTCACAGGTGGCGCAAATGCCTCTGTAGCCGATGCAGTGCCTTTGACAGCAGATATGCTAGGCGAAGATGCAGAAGATGCAGCTTTAGAAGCCCAAGTAGAGGCTGTAGTCGTAGCTCCTGTAGTTACTAAGGTTGCAAAACCTAAATGATTACTTTAGTTAAGTTCTGGCAGGGTCGTGACGTTAAGTACGCCTCCGAGCTTACTAAAGAAATTAAGGCTTGTGCAGCAGAGACTATCCGCAGGGTGAATGCTTTGCTAGCACGAGCTGCCCTAGATGACCGTAGTACAGATGGTGATGCTAATAGTGGATGGCGGCCTCAAGCAGTTAATGCTGCTCTAAAAGGCGCTGCTCTATTAAGTAAGCACATGAAAGGCCAAGCAGTAGACGTTGAGGACGCTGATAAAGCACTACAGCGTTGGTGCATGGCTAATCTTGATGTACTAGAAGAACTAGGCTTATGGATGGAACACCCAAGAGATACTCCTACATGGACTCACTTGCAGATAGTTCCTCCGCGCTCTGGTAAACGCGTATTTTACGCAAAATAAGGACTATTATGCAATTCGTTCAACTAAGCCCCTTCGTGGCAGGTGCTACATACACTCGCACTGATAATACCTTAGTAGCAGGCAAGACTGTAGTAGTGGCTAGTGGAGGGAAGTCTCAGACTCTTACCTATAACGCTGCTGGTGAACTTTTAGCAGCTACTAATCCAGCTTAATCCAAGTACTACCCTCTATTAATACTTTAAGGAAATACAATGACTACACGTACCTTCGCTAACCGTCCTAACGGCTCTCCTCAATTCATCCAAGACCATCTGCAAAAGATTGGTACTGCTGTAGCTACAGAAGAGCAAGTAGGCCCTTCTATCAAAATCCCTGCTGGTGCTTTAGGTGCTAATGGTTCAGTGCGTGTGTACGTTAAAGCTCTGGCTACTAACGATGCAGTAGTTAAGAACGTGTCTGTGCGTGCAGGTAACACTCCTGATGTGATTACAGGTACAGTGCTAGGTAAAGCTGTACTGACCTCTTTAGCAGGTGGCTTCCTAGAGGTGACTCTAGCTAACCGTAATGCCTTAGCTGTGAACTTATCTAGTGCTATCGGCTCAGGCTTAGCTTGTGTTCCTGCTGCTCAGACTATTGATACAGCTAAAGATTTGTACTTAGTGCTGACTACTCAGAAAGCCTCAGGCTTAGCTGGCTCTGTATCAGTAGAAAGCTACAACGTAGAGCTATCTGTAGAGCCTACAGTAGTTACTTTCCAGTAGTCGTAAGATAAAGAGCTATTTGGAGACGGGCAGGGCTGTATAACGGCCTTAGCCCTATATCAACGTATAGGTTTGTTCACAAGACAAGCCCTACGGTGCTTTCTGCAAGGAATT